AGCATGTTTCACATCCTTCACGCCATTCGGAATCAACTCCATCCTCAACCCATTCACCATTACAACGAGCAATGTCAACAGGTAAATAGGGTTCTGGTGTTTTTATTCGCATACTGCCATTGGACTATTTGTAGTAAAATCACTCCTTTTGCTTACAAATGTAGGAACAAATCCAACTTTCTCAATGGCTAATTGATTAGCCCTTGCGTAGATTTCATTAGCAACCCAGTCTGGATAGTTCTTTTCAATCTCACAAGCGAAAATCAATCTGTCGATATAATCCTCAGCTACCATTGTTATAGTAATTCCATGCTGTTCTTTTCCGTTCAAAGCACGGTCCAGAAGTTCTGGTTCGCAACATGGAAGCGTTTCACCATACGTCTCTTTAGCATGGAAGCACACAAGAGCAGACTCACCATCAAGGCACATCTCAGTCGGAGGAAGTCTTAGAACATCCTCACATTGAGAGAAGAACTTGAACTTTTCTTCACTGCGCCTTGATGGTTTGATCTTTGCGATCATCAGAATCTTAATCTTACGACTTGCGTCCAGACTTAGCTTCTTTTTTCTTCATGGCTTTCGACTCACCTTTTTCATGGGCTTTTTTACCCATTGAAGATTTCGTCATTTTACCACCCATCGACTTACAGCATGTATCTTTTTTCATATATTTATTGTTGATTTATTTGTTGTGTTTTTCTGTTACTGGTTTGTTTTTATGCTTATCCTTCTTTGGCAATATACCATGAGTATGTTCCACCTATGGATTCTGGTGTATCATGGCGATTATTTCCTTTGGGGTTTTGGTGATTAAACCACCCATTTTGATAAGTTGCTGGATAAGAATAAACCATGTTTCCACTAGAGTCAGCAAAGCACACAGTAACTTTATCCCCTTCTTCTAGCTTTCCATTTTTAATCATTGATTCATTTCTTGTGTTTGAACGCCACCCATTTTGGCTGGATTGGTTCCAATTCGTCCAATCTCAGCGTTCTGCATTTGTTGCATCTGGAACTGATATTGTCCAGCATATTTTTGAAGTCTCCCCGCAAATGCCTCATCAGACTGAGCGCGTTGAGCAATGTCTGGTTGCTGGACATACGCTTGAACCATCTGCATAGCGATCTGTGCGCCATTAGGCTGTGCTGGAACCTCAATACCAGCGAAGATCTTCGCAAGGTCATCAGTAACATTCTTAGTTACCTTCTGCTGCGCTTCCTCGACTGGTTGAAGAACATAGTCAGCAAAGATCGGATTGATCGAAGATGCTGTAAATTCAAGCAGTTTGTTGATATCCAATACTCCATTTCGATCCATTTGGACAAGTGAAACCATACTTTTGAGTTGTTCTCCAGCAGTTTCAGGATCTGTCATCAAGGTATCAAATGAAACCGTAATTGAGAAGTTCTCATCAGGATTTCCCTTCTGCATGACTTGAGGATTAGGGTTTCCAGTAACTTGGAAGAACACCTCATCTGGCCCCATGCGCTGATACAGCTTCCATGCCATATTTAGAACGTCACGGACATGATCCAAGAACTTGCCAATATAGAACTGCTGACGAGCGGATGTAAGCGGATTTGTGAGATCTAAGCCAACAGCACGATCTGCCTGGTTACGCATGGCAATCTCAGATTCAATAGAACCTTGATCCATCTGTGGAACTGGTCCCCACGCAATCTCACCAAGACGACGGTAAGGAACCCTGCGTCCTGGACCCCAATCTGAGGGTGGACGACCTGCTGGGTGCATTAGCGGTGGCAATGTTGCCAAAGATGCTCGGTCAATCCGGCTATCCCGCTCAGTCTTGATTTGCATTTGAGGCCCACGAAGGACATCAGAGAATGTCTGAACTTCATACATCCGCTTCTGGTCATGTGCTAGACGAGTCACAATGAATGGATAATCATCATATCCATTGAGAAGCTCATTCTTTGCATATCCATCAACTTGGGGATGGAAAATAGTGCAGTAAATGCCTTCTGAACCATCTTCTTCATCGATAAGACGTTGATAAGCAAAAACAACCATTACGAGATCATTATCATCAGTAATTGGAAGTCGAGTTACTGCTTTATTCTTAGCTCCGTCAAGATACATTGAGTCTTTTCCACGTAGATTCATGATTGCATTATCAACCCAATCACGATCCCATCCTTCATTGGTAACCTTCTTCTCAAGTTCTTGAGCAGTTAAGAATGTGCGCCAGAAGATATATGGTGAGCGTTGAGGATCAGATACATACGGAGGAAAAATAACTTCACCATCTGGAGCACAAGAATAAACTATTGGACAGTCAATAGTTTGGCGAGGAATAGGAATCTCAGAAGTTCCTTTTTTACGGAGTTCGTTAATTGCTTTCTTTGTCCGCTTCTTTGAAAGATCTGGAAATGCTTGTTGAATCAAGCTGGTCAGAGTCTCATCATCACTACCATCAATAATAAGGTTTGCTAGATCAGGGGATTGCTGGGCAATTTGGTCAATGGTAACTTGTTGCAAATATGTCCTTTTTTCTCGCTTCCATCCGACATAGGATACCATAATCCCCTTCTCTAGCAAATAGTTCGCACCCAATTCCATCTGGTTCTTGAAATCTGGGATATAAGTAGATCGCATCCATTTTAGAAAGGATGATACAACAGCAGCCCTCGGCATCGAAGCCATGGATGTGGGAAAAGCCTTAATATGACTGCGTTGTAATGCTTGGTCAAACAGAGACACATACATATCAATCCGCTCACCAACCACATTAACTTCCTGATCTGATGCACCTTCCCATGGGAAAGCATTTGATCCATTCTTACGAAGATCTGTTGATTTCCCATCCCAGAGATTGCGTCGATCATTATAAGATCGAAGACAAGACTCAAAATAGGCATCTAATTCAAGCAGGCAGTGATAATAAGCATCAGTTAATACGTTAATATCAGGCTCCTTGTCTACATAAACAAGTGACTCGTCTTCAATTTCTTGTGCTTCAATCATGATACGTATTCGTAATAATCTTCTGGCTCAGACGATACTAGGCATACTTTTATATTCTTGCCAAGCAGTTTATTTGAAATCCTAGATGAGCATTTAACTGGAACTGCAAGACCATCCATTCGGACAATAATCCAACTTGGATTGCTGCAAGATCTTACAACTAGATAGGTTTTCTCAGATTGTTGTTCAATAAGACTCTCAATCCCACATGGAGAATCCTCAATAATCATGGTCTTTTTTGCTGGACGACCTCGTTTTGCTGCTTTTTTAGCTGTTTTCTTCATAATCAATATCCTCCTGATCCATGTGTTGTAACAAAAGACTGACTTGTGTCAACATGATCTATTCCTGCGATTGCAGCATAACGACAAACATCGATCGGATCTTTCCAAGCTTCTTTGAGTCCACCTTCGCCAGTATATTCCGACAGAGCTTGAATAATGTTCTCACAGTCTGAACTGACATAGAATCTTGGGCGATTTAGCGAATCAATCGGCTTGCTGACATCCCACGACATTTTGCCAATAAGAGCTTGTAATCCATCGTCAATATCAAGACCCGGAGCTGGGATACAAACTAGTCCAGACTCGTTCAAATCCTCGATAATTGATGAAGAGCCGTCTTGCGCCTGATATTTAGCAGCACCAAGTCGAGGATCGATAAGACGCTCAAAGATTTCTTCTTCTCCTTCCATCTCTTGAATAGCATCGATATAGTCACGAATGCCAAAACCTTGTCCTTTAGATCCCGGCCCCGGAACCCATTTCCCGCTTTTCCACTCGGCCCAGTCTCCAACGTCAACTCCAGGCCATTCTCGATAAACCCAAAATGTTCCCGTCTCATCCACAGCAATCCAGCACATAAACCAGTTCTTAGCTCCAGCAGGATCAATTACATGGTAACGAGTGATATTCTGAGTTGGAATCTTATCTGGTTCAACTACGTTGACTACCTTATTGAACTTGGGGAACTTGGTTGCCGCCGCTTTTGTTGGGATTCCATAGGCTCTGATTAAGATTTCCTCTCTTGTTTTCCCAAGTAATGTTTGTTTTATACGATCATAACCACCAAACGGATTATCTTGAGAATGGAAGTAATGAATGGTTCCCTTGATGTTTTTGCATTCTAGGATAGTGGGAACGATTTCGTTGTTTAGCAGTTCCGCCTTCCTGCTCTCAAGAACCTTAGCACCATCGAGGTATTGCTTTATTAGCTCAGTATATCCAAAAATCGGAGTAAACGTAAGCATCATCTTACTGTTTCTGGTCGCCAACCGAAATCTTAACGTATCAACTAGTTCAGGGCCACCAAGCATTTCGTCGCACCAAGCTCCAATATTAAGCCACGTAGCTTCTTTAGATCCAAGCTCCGCTCCCTCCAAAATAGTTGAATTGTTTGCGAAGGCAGCATAAGTCTTAAATGAAATGCGCGACCCGTTTGGCAAAATCAAAGAGTTATCAGTCCATCCGTTTTTGCGAGAATATGAAAGATATGTGTTTTGACTTGTTTGCTTGTTCTTAAATTCCGCTGGCATCCAGTCATATACCGACGCTTGTTGCTGCCGAATTGACACTTCGGCGTTTTGCGCAAAACAAAAGATGTCGGAATTCGGGTTTTCAATAGCCGCCTTGACTACAAAGTATGCCCCTACTTGAGTTTTTGAACTTCGATTTCCACCACTAATAAGTGCTTCGTTTCTTGTTTCAAGGCATTGCTCAAGTTTCCTCCAGTTTTCAAACTTCCACCCATATCTAAACGGATCTTTTGCCGCATTCCGAATGGCTTCTTCACGAATTTGATGGTAATCCATCAACTCGCTAGCATCCATATAGGCTATCTCCTCATCCGTGGGAATAGAAAGGATTGGATGTTCCGTCCATTTTAGCATTTGGCAAAACCCCCCCTAACTTCTTGAGCCTTGCGCATATACGCATTTTGCGCTTCTTCCTTGGTTTTGAACCTTCCTAGATTGATGCTTTTCCGATTAACCATAATTTGCCCTCTCCATTTTTGCGTTATCTTACAGAAAACTACTCCTTTCATACCAGAAGTATTATTCTTATTACGACCACGGTTGAACATATTTTCAGATCGGCTAGCCAATCTCAAGTTGCATATCTTATTGTCAGATTTATCTTCGTTTATATGGTCAATATCGCCAATAGGCCATGAACCATTACAAAACGCCCAAGCTAATCGGTGAGCGTAATTCGGCTTACCATTGATCCAAATTGAAACATATCCGCGCCAATTTGCGTGTCCAGCGACATCTCCAGCACTACTTGTTTTTGTTTTAACCTTCCAAGTAAAAATCCCGGTTTCTGGATCGTAATCCAAATAATTGGATATATTCTTGACATCCAGTATTTGTTCTGGCTTATTTTTCTCAGCACTTTTCATAGTCATTTATGTTTTGTGTTAAAGCGTCTTCTGGACCACATATCCGGTTGACGCTTGATTTTTATCAGAAGCTATTTAGTTCGTCAATAATTTCAACATCAATAGCATCACTCTTCATCTTACTGGCGATGCGAGCTTTTGCATCAAAGATCATTTTAGCTGCATCGTCAATACTAGCCCCCTTACGATGCTCCACGATTGAGGATGCCATTCCAGTCAACTGAGCTGCTTTATCGGTCAGAATGCCTACTGTGACGGCCAGTTTGTCAGGACTGATCTTGGCCAACTCATCAGGATTGTCAAATAATTGCTGCGATCGCTCAAACAGCAAATCCGTATAATCCTGAGCGGCAATCGCATAACGCATAGAGAACTCCTTGCGTTTTGTCTCAAGCGTATCATTGTGCCGCCATTGAAGCCCCCTAATGGCTTCTCTGCTGAGTCCTGTCTTCTTGTGGATGTCAGTTATCCTAGCACCTTGTGCGGCAAGCCACAGGGCCATTGCAGCCTTATTGGGAGCGTAGTGTTCGACGCAGTTGCCGGG